TTTGGTGTATTTTGTGTATTTGGTGTATTTGGTGTATTTGATATTTTTATTGCGGATATAATATTTGATAGGATTGATTGTACAACAATATAATATCGGAATATATTGGGAATTTTCATTATGATTAAGTCATCAATACATTTAAATTATATAGTAATATGTTTGTGAAATTACAAAAAAAATGATATAATATCGTAAAATAATAAATACACACACAATAATTATGACCCAAAAGAGTGATTTGCAACAGAGTAAAGAGGTTTTAAAATTTTATAATTATATTCGATATAATCCTAATATGGAATGGGATTATATCGAATTATCTAAGAATAAACATATTACGTGGGAACTAATGGAACAAGATCCATATCTTTTATGGAATTTGAAAGCTATGTTATTATATAATCCCAATACAACCGTAAAATTACTAGAAGATATATTACAAAATCGTAAAAAATTATTGAAAAATATGATTTTAAAGTCTCAAGACTTTCACTGGGACTTGGTGGATATTCGTAGAAAAACTAGATGGAATCAAATCAATAAACAAGGTCCCGTTTTATCAAGAGATGTGATAAACAAAAATTTACGACAAATAGGATTTTTAAGGATATTTGTTTATCGATATTTTTCAGGTAATCCAAATGTAACCTGTAAAGTAATAAAAGAAAATCCAGACAAGCCTTGGGATTATACGTGGTTGTCGGAAAACCCAAATATTAGTTGGAAAACAATAAAGAAAAATCCAAGTAAACCTTGGGATTTAGCCGATCATCTTGTGTATAACCCAAAAGCAGTATGGGAAATATTTTATCATATTTCAGATAAATCGACAATTGATTACAAAGAATTATCTAAGAAATCTATCATCACGTGGGATATTGTCCAATCTCATCCAGAGATAGATTGGGATTACGACTATTTATCCGAAAATCCAAATATTACTTTTGAGATTATATTATCAAATCCAAACAAACCTTGGAATTATACAATTTTATCAGCGAACCCTATTATCACGTGGGATATGGTTGAATCACATCCTCAAGTAATTTGGGATTATAATGGATTATCTGAAAATCCAAATATAACGTGGGACATTGTTGTGAATCATAAAGATAAACCGTGGAATTATGAAATAATGTCAGCAAATCCTAACATTACGTGGGATATTATTCAAGCTAATCTCAATCGGGGTTGGAATTTCGAATACGTTTCAGAAAATCCAAATATTACTATTGAAATTGTTAAATCAAATCCCGATATAGCTTGGAATTATCATTCTTTAACACGTATATTATGTATTCAATGATTACCATAATAATTTATCTGCATACCAACCACGTGTACCTTTTTCAAATCTATCTTTATTATGACGAATTTTATATAACCGCCTTCTCGTTTTAGCATATGATTTACCCATTTTTTTCATATAAGTGGGATAATCATTCATTCCTAGAGCTCCGACACTCGCAACAACCTTTCCATTTTTCCACACATCAATCTTTTTTGTTTTATTCTTAGATTGTGTGACTTTTACATTTAATTTTTTTGCCTGTTTGTATGTATACGGTGTAATTTTATAAGGTTGCATAATATATTAAAACATAATCTCTTTTTCAAAGTTCTGGATAATATCATTTCTTTCTTTTATTGTCAATAATCCCAAAAAGATATTTATTTGTGTTGATACTTGTTTTTGTTCCAATAAATGAATATATTTATCAAGTTGTTGTTTTGATACTAAACGAGTATTTCTTTTGAAAATTTCATAAAATTTTTCATTGTATCCATTACGACTCGGAATATACTCATTTGCATAAGCAAATATATCATTTAATAACCAGTACAAATAATTATTTTTTCCAATAAAATAATTTCGCATTTCTACATTCCAATATTGATAATATAGTTGTAATAATATTTTCTTAGATTCGTTGTAATGATGAATGTCATCGAGTAATTGTTTTTCCTGAACCATATATGTATATGGGATGATATGTAAAATAATATTGAGGGGTAATTTTTTAACGAATTCTTCAATATTATTTATCACATTCATAACTAAGTAACTATATATACAACTATAATATTTATTTATTATAAAGATATGATTGATACTAATTATGATTCACACGGGATTACTACTGGAGAATCAGAAGCAGAGACATCTGGTGATGAGGGTGGTGTTTCATATAACAAAAGTCGTAATTTAACTAATATTGGGTTTTCAGGTAAAGTGGCTACTAAAAAAAAATTATTATATCCCCCATCAATAACAACAATTAAACAAACTAAGAAGCACCAGAAGATACAAAGTATAAATATTGGTTTACCATTAAAATCTCAAGTCGATATTGAAGAGAATATGGATTTAGAAGAATCTAAGAATCCTGAAGAGGTACAACGTATAACTATTGGAGGTTATAATATGACTATCAGAGAATTAACTACTAATATAGTAGAAAATAATAGTAAAGTTGGAATACAGGTAGATTTTAAACAAATTGAAGATGATCTTCTTTCATATTTTCATAAAGATTTTTCCAAAGAAAGTGAAGAAGATGAATATTATAAAGGTTATACTAACGAAGAATGTCTATATTATAGGTATTTGTATCATATTAATAATATCCCAATGATTCCCCAAAGAAATGAATTAGAAATACAACCTATTTCTACAGAATCGGTAGATCCGCTATATACACTTCGTGGGACAGAAGTCGAAAAATACATAGATGAATTTACAACTATTATTGAAGATGAAACTAAACGTCTTCAGGATGAAGAAGAAGAGCGTCAATTAAAAAAACGTAAAAAACCAGAAGAAGGAGAAGAACCAGGGGGTGTTACTAAAAGAGGTGGTGCAATTAAATTAAAAAAACTTTCAAAAAAAGAATATATTTCCAATGTTAAACCTTGGTTAAATAAATTACCAATTTCTCCAGAATCGGGGGAATTGTTTCGTATTTTTTTAGAAAAAACACGAGAATTGTTAAATATTAGAACAAAAGAATTATCATCGGGACATACTGAAATTGTCACATTGCTTAAAAATATGATGAATATTATAACGCGAAAAAATAAAATAGTAAATAAATTACCAGAGCCTAGTTTACCTGATGATACAGAAAATGTTGATACAGAAAAATCTATTTATGAATGTTTTTTAAATGATGAGGATGGTGATCCGCAATTGTGTAAAATTATTGCGGATATGTTGTCTATTTTCACTTGTTTCGTTTTATTTTGTATAACAAATAATGAACCCGAACGTGAGTTTTCTGTTGAAATGAGAACATTATTTTCTGAAAAAATAGGTAGAATAGAAGATTCTATCAAGAAATATACAGGTAAGGGTATATTATTCGAAGGTTGTACAAAGGATAATAGTGATTATTTATATTGGAATAATTATTTTCAAACACCTAAAGATGCACAAAACTTTGTTGAAAGTGGTGGACAATTTCAACAATTTCAAGATAATCAAGTAACAAAGGATTTATTAAAATCTTCCAATGGTAATAATAAATTTAGTTCCCCCTTGTCAGGTGGATTACTTGCACTGTGTTGTCTAAATATGGATATGAATACACAACTAAAATTAGTTTGTTACGAGTCTCAAAATCCAGATATGAATGATTCGATTAAAAGGGAGGAAATGGTAAGATGTGGTAGTGCAGCTAGAACTTGTATTGATGTTAGAGTAAATGATATATATTCTGTTATTACCAGTATATCTGATATAGAAATCCCCGATAAAGGGATTCTACAAACTATAGTTGGTTCTACATCTCGTTATGAATTTTTAGACCTACTTCTAAAATATTCTATAACACCTGAAATGATTCTTCAACAAATAAATAATCTAAGAGGATTATTTGGTGAAGATTTTATTGCCAATGTAATGAATTTACGTAATAAAATTATGTCATTTTTTACAGATAATGGTATGTGTGTTTTAGAAGATTCTGGTAATGGTTATACATATGCAAAATTTATTAACAGTAATACATTTGATAATCCAGACAATAGGTCTGTAAACTATCGATATATCTATAATAAATTGTATATTCAATTATATAATTTAAATAATGAAGAAGATTTATCAAATCTCACGCTCACATATAATGATTTAGATATAATAACAACAACATACATTATTAGTACTCCTCTTACATCAGGTGGTAGTAATTTTCAACATAACTGGTCATCATCATTTAATCGATTAATTACTGGATGTTACTGTAGAGAATATACGAATGTAACATCAAATGAAACTACGGCTGAAAATACTATGAATGTAAAAGTATCTATTTTTAATAATACCCATTCTCAATTTATTAATGAAATTAGAGGTTCGTTGGGTGAATCTAATGAATTATATACTGTTACATATTCAGATAAAACGCAAACATATGGTGGTGTTTTAAATGGTGTACCTATTGGTTTCCAAACTTGGTTGGATAATACATCCATAGATTGTTCATTTGATAATTTTTTAACTTATACTCACGATGGACCCCAAGATTTTTGTGGATCAATTACATTGAGAGAGTTTTTATTTGTTTGTTTTTCAAAAGATATTTATCACGATTCAAAACCTTCATCAATACGGGTGAATCAAACAAATTCTGATAAGATTAGAATTTTTGTAAACAATGCATTAAATTTTTATTACGGAAAAGAACACAATTATGATTATATTAAATATGAAATCATATTGAAGGCAAAGCTTCCTGATAGTGAAATTGTACCTCATATAGGTAGAACCTACGAACAACAATGTTATGCTAGGATTATACCAGATAAAAAATATAATGATATTACCAATGGTGGTTTACCCAATGCTAATGTCGACCAAGAATTAACCGAATCAATATTCAAATATAACAATGCTGTTTTTAAAAAAATGAATGTGGAAAATACAGGTAATTCATCAACCTTTATAGATGGTGGAACATCAAAACAGACTGAAAATATATTAATTCCAAATTTATGTTTATGTATTCACGGCAATGAAAATGGTAATGAAAATGGTGATAAATTTTATATCATCGTTTCATATGAATGTAGAGAAATTGTAGATGGAACTAAAAATATTATAATGAGAATTAATCTTATCTATATACCCAAATCAGGAGAGGTTTTATTTGTTGTACACGAATTTGTTTTAGGTAAAGGTGTTCACTGTAAAGAAGTTTATAACGATTTAGCTAGTTCTGCACCAATTAATACGCGTTTTAAAGAACCAAAATTTAACGAGAAATCACCATTATCAGCATTTCCTATTTTATTTTCTTTGAAAAAAACTTGCTGTGATTTGTTTCAAAATATATTAAAATGTTCTTCTCACGTAAAAAATGGCGATAGTTATGAAATATTGGGATTTTTTAAAAAAATGGATAAACGGCTATTGGATGCAACTACAAATAAAGATATTGCATATAGTATTTTGATGGAATCCGATTTTAAAGAATTATTATTATCTCAAACAGTCTATGATAATAACATTACAATTATAAAGCCATCTGAAAATATATTTGGTTATTCAAATGGCGAAGTTCCAATAACCACAATCGATTTTGGTCAACCATTGGATACATCATTTGTTCCAGTAAATGTTCCAGCGGTCAATCCATCAACCGAATTGTCTAATTCAACCAATGTAAATCCACAAATACCAAATTATATATATCTAGTAAATCTTCTTTCCAAAAATGATGCAGACGCTGATTCATTATTAATGGCAAATGTTAGATGGTATTTATTAAACAATCCTATAAATGCAGTAACGTACGAAATCCTTTTTTTGAATTGTTTATATACAAGACAAATTTATGGTGCATATAGTATATTAGGTACATACCCATTGGAAATATTGACAAAACAGGATATACTCGAATTATTTACATATATCATAAACTCAACTACAATAGATATTGGAACTAAAACTGAATTTAATATGTGTATTCAAGAAATAGAATCTGGAGATTCTAATTATCTTACTAATAGATTTACAATATTTTATCGTAATTTATTTTATCGTTTATCCGAATTTGCTACATACTCTCAGTTATTAAGTTGTAGTGATTTATTGGATATAAGTAATGAAATGGATAAATTAAATCAACGAGTGATTCGAGATTATAAAAATGAATATACATCAGCAGGTGATTGTAGGATTTCTCAAGTTTCGTTATTTACATATAACAATATATTATGGGAAATTTTTCGACCAAGTGGTAAAAAAAATATGCTAAGAAATATTAATACAATTCCTTACCCTTACGATAATACTATCATCCCTTCACAAATCGCGATTACAGGGGATATTTTAGATTCATTATTTTCATTATTATTGGTTTCATTGACAATAAAAAGAAATACACCTGGTCAGATGGAATTACCATATACAAATGAAGTTCAGACAGTAATCAATGAACAAGATTCTCAACCACCAATAGATGAATCTCAATCTGGATACTATTTAGATTCTCAAGGTACAGATATATATTCTCAATCTCAAGAATCGGATTTTTATGGAGGTGTGTATACAAAAAATAAAAATAAATATAAAATCTCAAAACCAAAAACAAAAAGAAATAAAATATTAAAACGAATTTCGAAAAAGAAAAGATTAATCTCGAAAACGAAAACAAAGAAAAATAAAATGAAATCGAAATCATCTAAGAATAAAATGTAAACATACATCAATAAGATGAATTTCTTTATCATTCACAACTCGAACTATCCTTTGCGAAAAAGTTTTATAGAGGCTCAGTTTAAAAGGTATGGTATAAACGAATATGAATTTATAAATATTGTAAGTGAAACTAAAATTATGTCGGCATATATACAGGCGTTTGAAAAAATTGCTCGAGATGATAATATACAGTATGGTGTCATTCTAACAGATATGCTTCTTTTATCAAGGGAATTGTTGGAATATATTTATTTTGCACATTTACAAATGGTGTCTTGTGAAAGTTCCCAAGACATCATTTTTATAAGTCAATCTGATATATTATCAAGAAAGAAAAATATGGAGATATTGAATCCCGATAAATATAATTGGAATACTGAAGATGATGATATTCATTACTCAAACATTTTTATGATTTCAAAAAAAGCAGCACAAAAAGCTGTATCGTTTAATGATAAAAATATTCGACGCCAAATATATGATACGATAGATAATTATTATAGATTATTAGATCCTACAACAAGTCAACTATTGCAAAATCTTAAATCTGTCGATTTGTTCTTATTTAATATACAATTGTATTATCACAATGATTTCTTTGTTTATTCGTTAAAATAAAGAGAAATCATAATAATATATAACATTATACTATATATGATTTTACTCATAAATAATTCAACAGATGGAAATAGATTATCATATATTATTCAAATACGTAATGCATTGGTAGAATTTAAAATACCATTTATTGAAACAAAAAAAATAGATGGGAAGATACTTCAAAAATATAAAAAAAAAATAAAAGGTATTATCTTGTCCGGTTCTCCAATGATAATAGAAAATGATAGTATTATTAAATATAATTTTGATATTTTTTATATGTTAAACATCGACGTCCCTGTACTTGGAATTTGTTTCGGTAGTCAGTTAATGACTATTATAAATGGAGGTTCGTTAAAACGAATGAATCATTTCGTTTGTAATGTATTACCTACAACCATAATATCCAGAGATTGTTTTTTATTTGATAATTTACCGTCAGAAATAAATATGAATTTTTGTTTTAGCGATTTACCAATAAAACCTAGAAACAATACATCAAAAACATTGGCATCTATTAACATAAATGGAAAAAAGACTCCTATAGCATTTCAATTTAGCGATAAAATGTTTTGCATTTTAGGACATCCTGAAATACAACACGAAACACATATCATTTATCGAAATTTTTATGACTATTGTTTATCGTTTTAATTTAATACGGTTTACGGTTTATCATAATTACATTGTTAAATTGGGGACAACAACTCCATTTTTTCAATTATGTAGATAAACCTTATATATGAAACCTTATTAAATAATGTACTAGTAAATAAGTAACGTAATTCATTATGTCTTATAAAAAAATAATAACAGATGAACAAAATGAAATTGTTGGATCAATTATGGATTATAATGTTTTAGTAAATGCTGTTGCAGGTTCTGGAAAAACAACGACTATTCTCTTTATGGCAAATGCTTACCCCGAGAGGAGTTTTTTATTAATTACATATAATGCAAAATTAAGATATGAAACGCGTCAAAAATGTTGTGAAATGGGATTGGAAAATATCGAAGTTCATACATATCATTCATATTGTAGAAAATATTACCACCCAACGTGCAAAACGGATACAGAAATCAAAGAAACGTTACTACAAGATATACAACCTATAGAAGATTTTTATTTTACCAATTTAATCTTAGATGAAGTTCAGGATATGACTCCTTTATTTTATCAATTAATTATCAAAATAATTAACGATATTCCATCGGGTGTAGAAAAACCGATGATGTGTTTATTGGGAGATGTAAAACAATCCATTTATGAATTCAATGGTTCAGATAGTCGTTTTCTTAGTATGGGTGATAAGATATTCATTAATGTAAATAATAATCATTGGAAGCGTTGTACATTATCTGAAAGTTTCAGAATTACAACTACAATGGCTGATTTTATTAATATAGGATGTTTTCAATCTTCTAATTATATCCATTCATCTAAGAAATCTGATTATAAACCGCGGTATATAATGTGTAACGCCTGGCAACCTAATTATTATTATAACAGAATTGTAAATGAAATAAAAGATTTAATGGATGATGGGTATTCTCCACGCGATATAATGATATTGGCACCTTCTATTCGTAATAATTCTCATACCTGTGAGAATGAAACTACACAAAAAATAGAAACAAAACCAGGTGGATTTATAAACGCAAATAAAGGATTGAATCCTGTCATTATTTTAGAAAATTTATTAATATTGAATTTGAATATTCCTGTATATATCCCATCCAGTGATGATGGTAGTGTGGATGAAAGCGTTATGAATGGTAAATTGGTATTTTTATCATTTCATCAATCAAAAGGTCTTGAACGTAAAGTAGTTATTGTATTCAATTTCGATGATTCTTATTTTGAATTTTACGAAAGGGTAAAATCACCTTTATTATGTCCAAATGTATTATATGTTGCAACAACACGTGCATCTGAAAGATTGATTCTCATACACGACAGAAAGCGTAAATATTTACCATTTATGGGTATAGATGGTATACCGTGTAAGTTCTTAGATGAGTATACAAATCCTGCTTATCATATAAATGGTCTTAGAAAACAAAAAGAGAAGCATTCTATGGCGAGAGTAAGAAATTGGGGTGCAACAGAAATATTACGACATTTAAATCAAGACGTTATTGATGAATGTTATTCAATTTTAACAATCAAAACATTGAGAGTAGCAGAAACTTCCACATTAAATGTACCACATATTGTGAAAACATTAGATGGGTCTGAAATCGTATCAGATATTAATGGTATTTGTTTTCCACTTTTTTTTCAAATTGTTCTCACAAACAAATCAAGTATTATGAATGCATTGTTAAATGTAAAACATAACGATGGTTATTCGCAGTTGTATAACCGTATTCAAGATATTGATTTATATTCCGAGAATAGAAAAAAAGAAATATTAACCTATTCTCCTGGAATTGAATTAATGGACGATTTATTATATATATCAAATTGTTGGTCATCGTATCAAAATAAAACAATTCATCGATTGCAACAAATAAAATTGTATAATTGGTTATTACCTATTCATTTCAAACAATCCATCGAACGAATGAATTCATTGGAAATATCTCCAGATTCTTTATTCGAACAAGACGTATCTTGTGTAAATAATGTTATTATTCCTCACACAATAAATGGACAAATAGATATTTTGGATAAAAAAAAGAAGAAGATTTATGAGATAAAATGTACTCGAGAATTGTCAAAAGAACATTACATCCAATTGGCATTGTATATTTTTATGTATGAATCGGAATACCAAATAAAACAACTAAGAAAAAATAAAAAAACGAAAAAGTCAAGAACATCTGGTATGACGTATTTGTTATATAATATCAATACCAACCAACTATGTGAAATTGTATATGATGAAAATATACCAAAAATGTATCTACATCTTATTGATGCAAAACAACGACAACCAAACCAACGTGATGATAAAGATTTTTTATCACATTGTTTACAATATAAAATGATTTGATATTTATAAAATATACTTTATATAAAATACCAATGGAATTAATTCAATTTGATACTTTGAAAAGATTGAATCATCATATCAGAGATGAAAATATTACATTTACAGAGTCATCCCATAATTATACAATAGGTGATGGAAAATCGCGTTTTATTTCCACTACTACATTTATTCATACATTATTTGCACCTTTTGATGCAGATGGTGTTATTACAAATATGATGAATAGTAAAAAATGGCCATCTAGCAAATATTATGGTATGTCGCGTGAAGAAATTAAACTCGAATGGAAAAATAAAGCTTCCCATTCTTCTCACGAAGGTACAGGACTTCATCAACATATTGAAATGTTTATGAATCAACCCGTTATACAAAGCGATGAATCTTCTCCTATTACGCATTCCGAATTGTTGGCATATTATTATGACAATCATCAACATTATTTCTCAGAAATTCAAGATACACGTGAATGGAAATTCTTTCTCAATTTCGTCGAAACTCATCCTGAACTGCGTCCATATCGCACAGAATGGATGATTTACGACGAAGAATGTAAAATTGCTGGTTCCATTGATATGATATATATAAATGAGGATGGGACTCTTTCTATTTATGACTGGAAAAGATGTATGACAATCGAAAAAACATCTGGATGGAATAAATATGGTATAGTTGATTGTATTAACCATTTACCTGATACGAACTTTTGGCATTATGCATTACAATTAAATATTTACAAAAAGATTTTAGAAAAGAATTATGGGGTAAAAATAAGTCAACTTTTCTTAGTAAAACTTCATCCCGATAATAAAAGTAAGGGTTATGAAATCATAAAATTACCCTCTCTACAAGATGAAGTATCATCTCTTTTTGAAATTCTTAAAGAACGTTAAACCTTAAACTGAAAATATTTAAATATTATATACAATGAATCCATAATATGGATTCATTTATTACATTTACAAAAAAAATAACAAGCGTATTTTATATAATCGATAAATTTTTTAATTTCAATGACGATGAAAGTGATGACGAGGATGTTGTCATTCCTATTCAATCCTCTTTGTTTATTAAAAGTTTCTTAGGTGTTTACGATTTGATAAGTAAAATCAATACTTTTTTATTCCATCTTTTCTTTTCACCTTTGAAAAGTTCCACTTCTCGTAATGAAGACAATGATGATTATGATAAAAAGAAAATACAAACAATTGATTATACTGTTAAGTATAATGCTAAATATTCATTATTAGAAAAAAATCCATTGACTGAAGAAGTCATTAACAATTTATCCAATAACATTGTTATGGAATACACACCAAATGGAAATGTTATTATGTTTTTTGACAATGATAAAAAATCATTTCAGTATTATTCTGATTTTAATATTCCATACTCATATTTAGAAAGCGTATCTAAGAAATATTGTATTGTTTATAAAAATTCCATTTTTAGATTTCTAAAAATAGATATAGATGTAAATAATGAATTTGCATTTGTTAAAAATAAATCATCACGACCTAAATCAAAATCATTTGCAACATTAAAAACGTATAACAATGGATGTGCAAAACCTTCTAATGGAAGTGGAATACCCATACAATCTTCTCATAAAGGAGGGGAAGTTAAAATAATTCAAAAAGATATAGTGAGATATACTCATTTGGGGAAATTATCCAACTTCTCTTTTTTGAAAAATACACAACCTAAACATAAAAATATCTCATACAAAGATTTTATTAAAATTTAATCAGATTCAATATTATTTCTACACTTTTGATTATATTGTGTAGAAATAATATAACTATGTCAAAATCACAATGTGGATATAATTCAAATAATGTGCACGAATTTGATACTGTAAAAACAAATGGAAAATTGACCATAGGTGTTTTAAATGCGTTTAAGGGTGCTTTTGATTTGGGTGTAAAATATACAAAGGAAATTATTATAACAGTTACTACTGCTGAAATGATGGTTATGGTGGATGTTGGGATGGGTGCATTTGAAAAAATTATACAAAAGGTGAAAAATATAAAAGAATTGGAACCAATTGGTGAATGGATGGTTAAATTCATCGATTATAAACTAAAATTTGTTGATTCCGAATTGGAGATTGTAAAATATATGGGATATGTTTATTTAATGCGAAGTTTTAAAGAATATAGTGATGCATTAAAATCATCAAATTTACCCAATTCAGAAATTAATAATGAACAATTTACTGATTTTTTAAAAATGCTTTCATCGGGTGATTTAGTAAAACAAGGTGTGGATATTAAACACGCAGCACAGGATATTATGAATAATAACAGTAAGAATCCTAAGAATCCTAAGAATATTGAGAATCCTAAACCTAAACAACCTATACGAGGAGGTAATGATTCAAATAATGATGCTTTAAAAATAGCAAATAGAATTATTGACCAAATTTTATTACTTCCACTTCATTTACAAATAGATGAATTGGTAAAAATAATAGATAAAATAAAAAAAATAGCATCCACAAAAAAAATGACAGGTGGAATGTCGAGAAAACGAACAAATAAATATAAGGGTGGTAAAAAATCAAGTCGACATATTATCAAAAAAACAAAAAGAATGATTCACGGTTCGTTAAAATTATTTTCTTAGTATCTTTACAATTACAAATATTAATTTATTTTTTCCTTTTGTGATACTTTTTTTTCCCAAACAACAAAACCATTGGATTTAAACAAATCAAATGACGTTTTCAATAATTGTATAGAAAGGGCTAATCCGGTTTTATCATATTCATCTAATTGATGAATATATTCTAACGCAGCTGCCATATAATTATCAGAATCGTTGAATTTAATCAAATAATCGGTAATAATTTCATCTTCGTTGAAAGAAGCCATATTTGAACGTATGATTATATCGTCTTGAATGAATTCCATTATATATTTGTGGATCATTTTTTTATATTTTATTTTACATATCAAACAAATACTCATCTTATACAATCACACTACAAGTTCCATTCATCCTACAAGATGTACTTCTCCTTATTTTTTTTTTCGTTTTTCCATTTACACTAACATCTCTCCCACCTCTATGTCTTATTTTTCTACCAACTTTATAAGTTTTTCTGTGTTTTTTATTTGATTTATGGGAATACTTTTTGGTCATATTATAGATTATTATAATAAAAAAATGATTTGAATTATTAACATAAATATATCTATAAAATAATATACTACATACAATGGTGAAAAATACAACTGGTGGAAGTAAGGCAAAGGGTATGGCGTCAAAACACTTTAAACCTAAAAGCAAGGTATTGAGAATAATACAAGAAGAGGGTGAAATGTATGGTGTTATTACAGATAAATTAGGTGGAGGTCACGCAATCGTTGCTTGTATGGATAATACAAGTCGTATGTTGGTGATAGGTAGAAAATTTCGGAATGAACGAATTAGTAAAAATCAAATGGTTATGATTGGATTGCGGGAATGGCAGACAAAAATTACAAATAGTGATAAATTAGAAAAATGTGATTTATTAGAATGTTATAATGACATTGAAACTGATACTTTATTGCATAAATATGGACCTACATCCATTCAAATGGTTCATTTGGTTTCAAAATTTGGTTCAGGTATATCTTCCACCAGTCTAGACGATGTTTTATTTACAGATGATATAGAAAATCCATTAGATGCGTCTGTATCTACAAAAGTTACAAACGATACACATCGTGGTCTATTAACAGATATAGAAACTTCCCTTGACCAGAATTGGTTTGATGATATTTAAATATTTGATTACATTATGTTTTAAACTATGTTGATACTAACAAACAATATTAAACATTTATTATTAATTGTAAAATAAAATGGATAATTATCACGTACAAGCGTCACAAATTTTTTGTAATATGTTAGAAAGATGGGATAGATATAAAAATGAATATATCGAATTATTCGGCGAAGATGCGTATTATTACTATTATCAATTTGATGATGAAACAGACCATCGAACCTTTTTTGATTATACTCTAGACATAATCAGCGACACCGAATCGTGTGATGAAAATATAGATGACAATTCAAATAATTATATAACAGACAACTATATTTATAACTATGAATATGAAAAATATTAAAAATAAATTAAAATGATTCCATCCAATCGAATATATGTAATTATCAAAATATATTATAAGTTTCATTTGAAAATGTACATTGCTACAACTCGTTTTAACGATACAACGATAAATGAAAATATCGCGTTCAAACAAAAGTATCAAATAAAGGGTGTGTTATATCCGTGTCCAATGGCAATTAATCCGAAATTGCCATTGGGTGTTTCGATAATAGTTATAGAAATGAACAATTCTCGTAATGAAATAATGGGAATTTCATTTATACGCAATAAATGTATTTTCAATATTAAAAATGTATATTCACATACAACATTTAATCGTTATGTATATATGGGTAAATATTTTGTAAGTAGAGATACTTTATTAAACATTGACAAAGACTTGGTATATCAACTAGATATGATATTATTTAAAGGTAGGTCTCATCAAAAACGATTACAAGGTATTACGTTAATTCGTGAAAAATTGTTAAACGATGAAAGATTAAAGGGTCGAAATATTTCAGTGGATCTGAAACGCATCATCGGAAATATATATAATATCGATTTATAAATATGTTATTGATTATTGCCCAATATATTGATTTTATTTTTAAAAAATAATATCAATAATTCATAGTTAAATTCATAAGGTATATGTTATGTTAAAAACTATATAATCATAATTCTCTTTTTATTATTATAAAAAGAATGAGTGACGTAAATGTAAATGTAGATGATTATACTGTAGATGAATTATTGGATATATTAGGTATTACTGATTTTTCAGAGGATGAAGTTGTTGAGAAAACGAATTTTTTTAAAGATAAATTCGAAAAAGAAAACAATCCAGAAATGGTTCAGTTTTTTCAAGATATACAAGACAATTTATTGGAAGGTGAACAAAGTACAGAGTGGTATAAAAATGAATATTTAACTCAAAACGACCAGGAACAAAAGAATAAAATTACCCAGCGTACAAATAAAGTACAATTATTTGATAATAATCATTTTCCAATGAATCGAGAACAATTAGGTGTATCAAATAATTACCAAGTTAAAGTTGGTCAAGATACTCTTAATCCCGTTTTACAAAATACTATATCGCGATATATTGTTATTGATAGTAAATATCGCCAAGGTATGACGGGTGATGGAAGTGAATTAAATACAGATTTCACCATTGATTTATCTGAACGATTGATAAACGTATTATCAATTCGTCTGACTTCTACACAAATACCCTTTTCCTGGTTTAACATAACAGATAGTAATAATTTATTACAAGTATTTAATCAAGATGTTTTTTTTAATATAACAATTGAAACGGGTTATTATGAAACAATCGATGATATAATAACCGCTATAAATAATTCATTCATAAATACAGGGTTCTTACCAAACAATCATACTTTTATTTCCATTGTCAATGGTAAAGTGAGTATTTTTTTAAACGGGTGTCAAGACCCACACGGTCAAATTATCTCTTTTTATGGAAATACCACACAAGAAAGTGGTAGTATTTATTTTTATACAAATAATGATATAGAACCTATAACAAACTCGTGTGGAATTAATAAACAAAGAACTGGTATTGATTATCAAAACACATTAGGATGGCTTTTAGGATATAGAGATATTGCAGAATATATTTATGAAAATGGAAATCCTGCATCTGGATTATATAAAATATATCCAATCAATTATTTTATTTTAGTTATTGACGATTTTAATCAAAATCATATTAATAATGGTATTGTTACAATCACCGAATTATCCACACGTATACCCACTGAAAAATATAATACAAGTGATAATCCATATTATTGTCAACGCCCCACCCCTTTTACTCAAGCTGATATATTAAACGCATCTTTATTAAATAACACATCCGCAAGTGTTATTGCTGATAAAATTATACCCCCATATAATAATATCGTTCATATACTACCATCTGCACCAAGAACTCTAACACAATCTCAAATATATTCATCAAACGAGATAAATAAAAACAATAGCAAAACGACTCGATATAAACCGAGTGCACCGAATAATTCAGATACATTCGCTATTCTTCCTTTATCTACACGTGGTATTACATTCGGTTCTATTATTACTGAAACTGGTTCTACATTACAATTAAATCAACGCACCTATTTTGGTCCCGTTAATATAGATAGACTAAGAATACGTTTATTGGATGATAAAGGAAATACGGTTGATTTAAATGGAGTTGATTGGAATTTTGTATTAATTGCAGATTGCTTATATCAATATTAAATTTTATAATCATTCATATTATACACCAATGTCATCCCATAATTTTTTTGTCAAATATACAATAATAATATTTATAGGTCTCGTTTCTGGTATTTTACAAGGTTCACTTGGTTCTGTTGGTATAATTGTAGTTATTCCTGCACTATTAATGTTTAATGTTATACGTGACTTTAAAACGGCTTGTGGGACTATTTTGTTTACATTATTGTTTCCAACATCTATATTGGGATTAAAAGAATACTATAATAGTAAAAATATTGCTATAATTACGGGTATTATACTTACAATAACTATGACTGTGGGAGGATATTTTGGTTCATATGCAAGTAAATATATACCTGATCGATTTTTGGAAATAATCAGTGGAATTATATTTATACTGGTAGGATTGCAATATTTATTTATGGGAACCAATTCTATGTTTATAAAAAATTCCAATAACCAAACTATGATGTTTTAATTTACGATTTTGATTCATTGACCTTGTTTTTAAATAAAAATAAATTAAATTATACCATATTAATATACAATGTCTTTACAAACACTGAAAAAAAAGGTTACAAATAATCATATGGGGGTCTCAATTTCGGGAAGGAGTCCTGGAGGAATTTGGATAACCAGAGGACCTTTTAGTTCCAATGAAACTCAAATTGTCAATGAAAATAATAATGGATTTTCTATTAACGGGGGACATCGTAATATAGGACGTATAGGAAAAACGTGGTTAAATAGTAAAGTATTTACACCATATCAAGGAGAATACGCCAAGGGTTATGGGGGATGTTGTGGACATTATTATCAAGGTCAAACAGTGTATCCAATACTTGAAGTTAATACAAGAGGAACAGAATACAAATATATTAAACCATCAGTCCTCTCAAATAGAGGGATGTTAGAATTAAAATATCAATGTATTTGGAATGGTCAATATCCAACCAATATTGTTTCACCAGAAGGGAATAATAATTTATTAAACACAACCGATGGCGTTTATACCCATACAAAGGCCAGTGCAAATATGTGTGTTACGGGGACACGTGGTAATACTGTGTCATTAGATACAACATCAGTTCCATATCAATCCTTTCGTCGTTGTAAATCAAATTGTAATAATACAAATCATAAAAAAACATTATATGCTCCTTATGATTTATCGACATATACAACCATTATTCAACAAAAATGTGCAAATCCAACATTACTACAACAACCCATCCCTGGTCCCAAAAATGGAGATTCATTAAATGCAATTAATCTTTCTTATTCAGGTTCAATTACTCAAGATATACCACAAACTTGTACAATAAATTCTAATATTTAATAATGTTTATTCACATAATTGAAAAATGGGGTTGTTGACAACAATTTAACACTGTAATTATGATAACAAAATATAAAATAAACAGGATAAAATAATCGGAAAACGAAATTATGCAATACGCAATGCATATAATATTATTTTATCCAAACACGTAGGTGTTACTGTACCTGTCAACGATTGAGAACAATATGAATTAACATAATATATCGTTTCTTTTGTTATTGTAACAGCTCTTGTAGAGCTTACGCTACATTCACCTAAATTAACTCCCGTCGATGCAGAATGAAAACCCGTATTATCAATCATATCTTTATCGGGTGAAATACATATTCCACAAGTAGTATTATCAATGGATAAATAATACAATGTAGACATTATTAACCATACACCAGGCTGTAATATTATACTGGCTTGACTTTTTGATTCAAATGCATTACTTGCTATTCCACCCATTGTTTTATGATTTCCATCTGAAAAATAAGGGGTTCCATATAAATTGCCATAAAATTGATAACCTAATTGTCCCATTTTCGGTTTAGTAAATTTTGTAGATAGTGTTAAATTATCATTAATAATAGGTGATGAAGAATTTACAACATTATTTAATCCAATAACATTTTTAACAAAGGATGTTGTCGCCAAAGTATCCGAATTATCTGATACTTTGGGAGTTGGTGCTGTTGGGACTCCAACAAATACAGGACTATCTTTTGGAGCATATGATAATCTAGAAATATTTGATAAATTGTTTATTTGTTTTTGTATCGTTGTTCCTGATACATCCGATAAAAATTTTAATTTAGGTAATAAAGAAAATGGTATTTTATTATATGTATTTCCATCATAAGTATAATTAAAATTACCGGAATTTATGGGTAGATGTATATCTTTACCAATAATAAGACTATCTCCAATAGAAGTATATTTATTATTAAGTGTACGTGTATAAGTTATATCCTGTGTATTATATGTAACTCCGTTTATTACATCAAGACAATTTATTGTATTGAATATACCACGTCTTGCGGTAATATTACCTATTGTAGTCAACGATGCACAATTTATATTAGAACACATATTGAAATAACCAATAGCTCCAGTATATCCAGTATAACCTGTAACACCGGTAGGACCTATAGAACCTGTATAACCTGTATAACCTGTGTATCCAGTATAACCTGTAACACCGGTAGGACCTATAGAACCTGTATAACCTGTATAACCTGTGTATCCAGTATAACCTGTAACACCGGTGGGACCTATAGAACCTGTATAACCTGTATAACCTGTGTATCCAGTATAACCTGTAACACCAGTAGGACCTCTAAGACCAGTATAACCTGTATAACCAGTATAACCTGTGTATCCAGTGTAACCGGTTGCACCTGTTTTAGTAGCTTTTCCACTTGGTCCTGTATAACCCGTAGGACCTCTAGAACCAGTATAACCAGTGTAACCTGTGTAACCCGTTGCACCAGTATATCCAATTCTATCTAACAAATTTACAATAATCGGTTCATCTAAACCATCAGCATTAAATACTAAATTAAACGCATATGATGAAACATCATTTGTTTTTATGGCCACTGGTATTAATGATACTTCACTGTATAATTCTTGTATAGTATTATCTGTGACTGTTGAAGGTGTAGTTATTTCATTTAAATTATTATTGTTATTACTCATTTGGTTACTTTAATATAATAATATAATATAGTAAATTATACATAATAAATAAAGCTGTATTTAACACGATAAATTGTTATGTTATTTATTTCGATTACTCCTACGTAATGTTTTTGTTATATGTGTGTATGAATGAAACTTCTTAGTTTTATTATTTACAGATGAATTCATTGTATATTTATTAAAATAATTCTTAGTTATTGGTAAAGTTGTATTTATATAATCCATAATCTCTTTTTCACGGTTGCGTATTTTTACCATAGACTCTTTGAAAAACTTTCTAAGAGGGGTTGAATGATCATTTATAGAAACCCATTTCATTCTATCTTTTTCTAATATCTTAGACGTTCTAAGAAGATTACTACGTAAATATTTAGAAGTTACTTCACACGTTTGATTAAACAAAACTGGTAAATATGGAAGATATGGTATAGGAATAATAAAAATTCTATATATTTTTGGTAATTCACCATTATCGATATAAAGTGGATATTCTGCAGTTTTTTTTAACAATTTTAACAAATCATTATATTTTCCCAAAAATCCTCGCATTTCCTCGGAACATTCACGTGCAGCAGTTTGCACGTAATTTTCATTATCATCCATACCACCACCAAAATCACAATATGTAAATTTACCATTACTACAATATTTATTTTCCCGTCCCAATAAAAAATGCAATTTACCTTTATGGATAGTTGTAAATAATATTCCTGCACCAGGCATAATATGGTTTATATACAGAAAATAAACAATTAAAGTTATTCTACGCGGATAATATTAAAAATAAATGTAATTATATTAATTATAATGAATAATACCAATCCATTTATCCCAGTTTTAATGGCATCGGGTATTGCTGTAATTGGGTTTGCTACAGCATTTTATTTATCAGATTCTGAAACTAAAAATTCAAAGAAAAAGTTTATAATAAATACTCGTGATTTTGATAATGAAATGAATGATTCATCACCTAAGATGAATCGTAAATATAAAAAGGGGGGTATGAAATCTTTTTATGATGACGAAGGAGAAATATATGATGACGACGAGGACGATGATGAAGAAGATGAAGATGATGACGATGACGAGGAAGATGACGACGATGAAGAAGAGTATGATGATGTTGACGATTATGAAAATGATGATGACGATGCAGATGGTTTCTTAATTCCTGGGAAGAAACATAAAGTTTTAAAGGTTCGTCCAAAGGTAAAGGGTAAGAGATAAATTTATCTATATTTTTTAATTGATGTTATTTATTTGATAATAACATCAATATTTTATTTATTATTTTCTGATTTACTATACAAACATTCAACATACAAAATGGACAAAATGGAAATAAAATACCAATAATTTATTGATAAGATGTTTGGAACCAAGCATATGAATAATTTTCTGGAGAAATTGCAGGATCGGATATTTGATCAATATTCGGAAGGTATATAAATGAAACTTGATTCCAAGTACCATCTAATGTGTAATTAGATTCTGCAATATTATTATTTATAACAAAGTTTACCCCATCAGTGTTTAATGTTATGGGATTATATTCCCCAGCGTTTATAAGTCTTATTTCAAACCCTGCCCAAACTTTCCCTGGTGTAGGTATTGTTAAAATTGGAATAGTAGTCGTAAATGTTGTATTAATAAAGTTGTATTCATAAAATGAATAAATAGTTTCACCGTCTACAGTTGAAGGAACAGATAAATAAGCAACAGGAGAAGTAATATTTATTAAATTTTGGGTTTTTGGATAAAATGTGCCAATACTAGCTATTGGATACTGTAAAGACTGAGGACCTTGAGTATACAAAATACCTCCAATATTTACATTATCATTAAAAATTGCATCTTCAGTTACATTTAAACCTTCATTTAAAGTAGTCAGTGCTCCATTTACAGTAAGACCAGCCTTAAGAGTCATAGTATCATTGACAACAAGCTTATCAAGAGTTGTTGTTGCACCATCTTTTACTTCAAGACTACTTGTAATAAAAACATTATCCAAATATGCTGTTCCAACAGTTTGTCTAATATCATTTGAAACATTTAATGATGATAAAATATTTACTACACCATTAAACCCATATGTTCCAATTCGAGTTGCTGCTGGGTTAGTTACTATATTATTTGTGGTTTGAGGTGTTGCTAGTGTTGGTGGTGTTGTACCCGTTATAGCTGCTGACATATTATACTATATGTATATATAAAAATTTTATCACATACGACAATATTTTTTTTTTATATAAAATACGCATAATTTATTAAAAATATAAAATTATCGCGTTTGATAAAACGACGTGTTTATATTAATTAATAAGATAAAATAGTTATATATTATATATATTATGTCTGGAGTAATTGGTCCTACAGGTCCTACAGGTCCTACAGGTGCTAGAGGTGTTGCTGGGAGTGCAGGTTCGGTTGGACTTAGAGGTGCTACAGGTCCTACTGGACCTAGAGGTTTTACTGGATTTACCGGGTTTACTGGATATACCGGAAGTAGAGGTCCAACTGGTGTTATTGGTCCCACTGGTATTATTGGTCCTACTGGTTATACTGGATATACTGGTGCTAGGGGTGATATAGGTCCAACTGGTGTTACGGGTTATACGGGTTATACCGGATACACTGGTGGTATAGGTCCAACTGGTGTTATTGGTCCCACTGGTATTATTGGTCCTACTGGTTATACTGGATACACTGGTGCTAGGGGTGATATAGGTCCAACTGGTGTTACGGGTTATACGGGTTATACAGGTTATACTGGTGTTATTGGTCCCACTGGTATTATTGGTCCCACTGGTATTATTGGTCCTACTGGTTATACTGGATACACTGGTTCTACAGGTGTTAGAGGTCCAACAGGTGCTACAGGTGATATTGGTCCTACTGGATATACTGGATACACTGGTCCTAGAGGTAATGTTGGGATTGCAGGAGCTGTTGGACTTAGAGGTGCTACTGGATATACTGGAGATACAGGTTACACTGGATACACTGGATATACTGGACCTACTGGACCTACTGGTTCAATTGGTGCGACTGGTGCGACTGGTGCAACTGGTTCAACTGGATATACTGGTTACACTGGTCCTAAAGGGGATGCTGCCAATACTGGTGCAACTGGTACAACTGGTGCACCTGGT